CTCAGTTCTTGAATACCATCTTGTGGTCTTTTCTGATCAATAACTTTGTTGTAATAGAGTCTTCCGTCAATATACCAGTTACGGAAAATTTCATGGGCCTTCTTATCGAAGTCCAGAAGTTCTAAAATATATCTAAACTCTTCTCTAACTTTCTTCTTAATACCATCACTGGCATTCAGATTAGAAAGGTCAATTGATACAGGAGTATCATTTGTGTCTGTTACGATTGCTTCATGAACAACATCTTCGATGGCACTATCACATTCAGGATAAAGTGACATCTGTCTGTATCTTCGAATGAGATCATTCTCAGTCTTATATACACCTTCAATATCTACATATGAACCAAAGAACCCCGAAGAGACATAGTGTTCCGATCCATCCTGTTTATTAGGAGGAACCGGAGATACTACTCCATCCGAGGTCTTGTCACTATCTTCAATTGAGAATCCAAATAGTCTCGACATTATAAGTTTAACTAGACATCTGTCTAGTTATTTATCATCGGATCGAAACCTGATTCTTATCAGATGTATTGGACTCCATAGAATCACCAATCGAGAAGTACTGAACAGAGAATGTTACAGTGAACTCCTCAACCTGACCATCATTACTATAATCAAGTTCAATAGGTGATACTGCGTTGGGAAAGATGTCGAACATCTTATAAGATCTCAAGATAGCGGATTCTCCACCCTTGTTATTTTTAGCAAAGGCTTCAGCACCTCTTCCGAGTTGATGAACATAAGCATCAGCCATGTATGAAGTAGGATTGGTAACACCAGTGTTATCATCCAGTTTCGACATGATGTTTGCCCACTCTTCAAAGGCGGTTCTTAGTCTGAAGTCTTCATCATTGATGACGGTAATAGTCCAATCATCGATGGTTCTTTCACCAGCAACCTTCAATTGTCTTCCTCTAAAAGGAACAGGAATTGCGGCAACTGTAGAAGCAGGAAGTTGTGCTGCTTTACACATGAAACTGAAGATTCCAGCTTCCTGTGAATCACCTGAACCCCAAGAGTCAAAAACAGCAGAAGGGAATGCAGGAATGTTAACCTCAAAGAGGTTGGAGCGGGCCCCACCACCCGCTAGTTTAGACTTAAATTGTGATAAGGATTTAGTTTCCATTAGTTTGTCCTCCTATGGTATTTAATAATCAAACAGTACCAACAACTTCTTCAAACGAAACACCAGTTCTGGTAGCTACGAATGTTAAAGTGATGTAGTTAATTGACTTGGTTGGCTTCAAGTAAATGTCAGCTCTGAACTCATTATTGTCAATGATGTCAGGAGTGTTGTTTGTGTCATCACAAATAACCAGGAAGTCATAAACTCCTCTCTTTGCTTGAACATCTCTCAGATAAGGTTCAACAATGTTAACAAAGTTCGACCTTGTGATTGTATCGTTCAATTCGAACAGTTGAGCATTGGCTGCTTGTTCGAGTGCCTGTTCAACTGTGAGGAACAATCTTCTTACGTTGATTCTATCAAACGCGGAAGCATATCCAAGACCAGTCTTATCTCCGAAGAGGATAATACCAGATCCTCTCTGATTGACGATAGAGTTAACTCTAGCACCATACAGAACATCTCTTTGTGCCTTGGAGGGGCTGTAAGCCATCTTGACTGCGTTATTCAGTTGACCTCTTTGGAGACCAGCTGGTGAGAACCAAGGATAGGCTTCGATCGAAGTTCTTACACAAAGTCCAGCCGTATCAGCGTTAGTTGCGATATAACGGAACTCATTATTGAAACGGTCATAAGTGTACTTATAACCACTATCAAAGATAGCGTAAGAGGAAGAACTCAATGCTGAGTAGTATCTCAGAACATTATTAGTTTGAGTATTAGTATCAGTAACATTGACAACGTTACTTCTGTGTGGTGAAATAGTAGCTACACAATCCTTACGACCTTCAGCGATAGAAATCAGAAGGTTAGCTTTAGCTTGTGACTCAGATTCATTCAGAAGTGAAGGTCCACCAATCAGATAATCAACTTCAATCTCATCCTTGTTACTAAACAAGTTGTATGACTTAACTAAATCACCCAGAGAGGAGGCCATACCACCATCAGACTGATAATCTTCACCACCACTAAAGTTATAAGAAACATTACCCAATGCAGAGAATGTAACACCCTGTGCACCTTGTCCCCAAAGACCCTGAGCTACTGTGTTTGGAACATAACCTGTTGAGAAATCAACAGCCAATGGTTGAGTATTGCTGTAGGAGTCATATGCCTGCGAAGGATTATATCCAGCGTAGATATATTTTGAGCTGTTGTGGAGATAGTCCTTATAGTATGTTCTGGTCGGTGAATCTCCGTCGGCGGTTGCGTCAGAAGCCTTAGATAAGAACACATGTTTCTCAAGGAGTGAACCTTGAATACCAGTCACGGAACCATCGTCATCAACGACAACTACGTGTAGTGTATCACCTGTTCCACTTCTAGATGAGGAGAAGTTACTAGCAACAGGTCTAGCAGCGATACTCTTCCAATAGATGGTAGAGTTCGACAAACCAAGGGTCTGTTCATCATACCAATCTTTGGTTGATGATGCGGTTTGAACAGAAGTGGTAACACCAGCATTAGTTACCAATGAAATATTATCATTCGATTCAATGGAAGCAGCTGGATTACTCTGTTGGTAGTTAATTGGATATACCGTACCAGCACTAGAAACTCTAGATACAATCTTAACTTCGATTGTACTGTTTAGTGATACTGTATCCGTAGAAACTCCAGTAATGATACCTTTCAGGAAACCATTAAACTCTGTGGTAGTACCAGCACCAGGAATAACTACACTCGAAAGAGGTGAAGTAATACCGGCACCAATAACTGCACCCATTACCGATAGGTTAGTTGTCGTGATACCAATGATTTGGTCTGCTGCATCATCGATGGTACAGACTTTTACATTATTTCCCCACTTACCAGGGTTTTTAGCCGCGTAGATGAAAGAAGAATCACTATACTTGTGGTTCTCTTCGTAATCGTCTTGGTTATTGATTTGAACTGTGGTGCTAGCCATACCAACTGCAATGTTGGCATTGTTTAAATTAGCACCACCAGTTCTAACAACCTTCAGAATTCCCCCATAGGAGAGGAACGAATCACAGGCCATCCAATACTCATACTGAGAATCAGTGGACAGGGGGTTACCAAAGGTTGAAATGAGTTGTTGCTCAGTCTCAATAGTAATCGCTTCATCAACAGGTCCAATCGAAAAAGGACCAGCGATAGCACCGATATTATCAAGAACGTTCTCAGCTCTTCCGACAGTAAGGTCAACTTCTCTGACCAATACGCCGGGAGATAATTGAGGAGTCGCCATTTTTCTCTCCTAAAAATTTCTCAGTTTATCTGAAAATATTTATGGAAATTAACTATTTCAGAGGGAAAACATAGGGTGAACAACTACCAATCAGGATATTTCCAATCAAAACATGGTTTCTTCTTCTTTCTTGATTTCAATATTCTATCAACAGTACATTCCTTACAATGATATGAATAACACGATGCTGTCATACCTTTCTTTGTTTTATAGAATTCCTCAATAAGATTTTTGACCTCACCACAGGTTCTGCACTTTCTATCAGTGAGAAATAAATGACCATGTTTGAACTGACCATCAATATCCATTACTGATAGTTCCACATATAATCCATACCACCAGCGGTGTTTCCATATTCACTAGTCTCACCATACCACCTATCCCCCTCTTTATCTACAAAACTTTCTTCTCCCAAACCATCATCCATGAAACCAAAGGGTGCCATGTCTTGTTCAATCTGGTTCTTTTGTTCTTCATATAATCTCTTTCTGATATCATTATCAGTCAGTTCTTTGAAGTAATCTTGTGCTACTAACCAAGCATAAATGACCAAACACATAGCAAGGTCATCATTGCAACCCTCTTCCGCCTCAAATGAATTTGATTTTGAAATGAATGTAGTCAGTTCAGAGATGATATCATAATCATGAAATAATAATTTATCCTCTTCAATCATAGTCTTGAGATTGAGAGAACCAACCTTCTTCACAGTCTTAGACATCTTGACACCTAACTGTGTCTTGTTTCCAGAGAAACCTTGTCCAACAACTTGACCAGCTCTTCCTCTCATAGAACACATCAATAAGTTCTGATATTCCAAATCATATTGAAGAATACTTGCAACCTGATCACCAACATCATTCACCTCACATAAAATGAATGCACTATTATAACTCTTAGCTACCTCATAGATGACACTAGGAAACAACATAGGTTTGATAGTGTTGTCTCTATACTTAGCAACTACCTTATGAGGGAAAGTTGTTATGTCAACAACAACAAAAGCAGAGTAGTCACCACCAACCCCACGTGCAACATCAACGGTAATAGCATAGTCGTTCTTATTCTGTGGTCTTTCATAAACATCCAGTCCAGCATTAGTTTGTATGGCCTTCTCAAAGACCAATGCTTTCAGTTTACTTGGTGCAATCAGAGTGTCAACTGAACCAAGGAACTCACACTCAAACTCAATCTTGAACTGTTGTTCAGAAGTGTTCTTGATTGTCTGTTCTTTCCAGACTTCGTCTCTACCAGGAACCTCTGACCAGTGAACATCAGTTGGAATATATTCGTTTCTTTGTTTCTCTGCATCTACCCACAACCTGTAGAAGTGGTTCATCCCGTGAGGGGTAGAAACAATAATTACTTTTGTCGATTTACCTGAAGTGATAGTAGGATATACAGAGGCAAAGAATGCGTCAGCAACGTGATTAGGAACAAAGGCGAACTCGTCCAGAAAAAGAATGTTAAAAGACA